TAGTAATTATCCGGGTCGGTTGCCGGGTTGGTGAACTGGTCTGACATGATAGCCTCTGCCGTGTTTGCCGCGCCACGCTGTAAGAACCTCGATCCTTTCGGCATACCGGGAACGTAGGTGGTTGGATCAAAACCCAAGCTACCAACAAAGTGTGATATCTTTTCGGGCCAGCCAGATCGGCGCATCCGGGCATCCCTCATTTTTTGTCTCTCTGCAACCTGTCGGTTAACAGCCTCCCGGTCTATCTCCCAATCGTCCGGGATAATCTTATTCAGCCACGGGTAAATATAGTTTGCGCCGAACTGCCCCAGCGCATCGATGCTCTGCTCCGCACCCATCAGGTGCGCCCTCCCCTGCTTCGCAAAGGTGGACCGTGGTTGCCTCCCCCCTCTTGGTCCCAGAGGGCGGCGTTCAGATATAGGCCATAACTGTTCGTCCTCCGCCATGACATCATATTTATCCTTGTAGGGCATCCGTACCATTTCACCAGTGTATGCACGTTCCGGGGGGAGGCCCTTGTTCGCCTCCTTCATTTTACGAATCACTTCCATAGCTTCGTCAATGCTGTTATATGTAGGCAGGCCCTGTTTCCCCATCAGGTCGCTCATTTGCCAAACACCTCCTTAAATACCTTCTTGCCTTTTTCCACAACAACCTTATAAAGCCTTCCATCAAACTCTGTAATTTGGTCTACATCCCAAGCGTTGGCAATGCTCTGTAACCCCTCCGGGACCTTCCGCTCTGGAGATGTTGGTTGAATGAGGCCGCTATCCTGAACCTTCTCAAGCGGTAGGTTCACTCCGGGCCGTTCCCCGGTTCCAGTTAGTGAAGGAAGACCCCCCGGAAGATTAAGTCCTTCATCCCCGTATTCTTTTTCCGTTATAGTTTCCATCTTCATCGTGGTCAGGTCGGGGATCAGCCTATTAATGCGATCCGGTTTACCCTTGAACATACCGGAGTCCGTCAATACATCACGGTATATTTTTTGGTACATCTTCGCCTCACGCATCTCCGTGCCGTGTATGTTTCCTCCTACCTTCATCAGTTGCCGCCGTTGTGGCCCGCCTAGTTTATCGTTCTCCAAAAATTGCTTGAAGAACATGGCAATCTTTTCAGGTATGGCCCGAGCGTTATAAGCCTCTTGCATCTGTCCCACTGATGTCATACCGCGCCCACTTGGCTCCACCATCTGGAACAGGGATTGTAGAGCGAAAAAGTCACCCTCACCAGTGTTGAGTTTCAGGTTCTTTGTTAATACGTTAAAGTTTCTCCGAATCTCAAGAAACTCTTGAGTGAGTCCTATATACGTTTTGTTAACTTTAGCCCCGAACTCGTCTGCGCTCCTTGAATTAGTGATGGCGTGTTGTGAGACTATCTCTGCGTCCTTTTTAACGCCGCGCTGGAAGTTTTGTTTTTGAAGCAACAGGCTTGCCTTAGCTTTCTCTAGTCTCTCTTGTGAGACAGACAGCCTTTGCTGGCCTAACAACTGCGCCGCCTCGTACTTTCTTTCGCCCTGCCGGTATTTCTTTTCCGCTATCTCCCTGTCATACAGCTTGTTCTGTGCGGCTATGATCTGGTCTTCTTTCCTGATCCTGTCAGCCTTTATGTTCTGCTTGTATTCCCTCCGGTCCCCCAAGAACTGCTGGTGCGCCATGCGGACTCCGGGCAGGTTGTAGTGGCCCTTCGGTCCCGGCTGTAAAAGCGAGTCATACTGTGAGGTATCGAACCCGGAAGTCTGCTGTGGTGGAGGCATACGTTCCATCGATGGAAGATTTGGATCGGGTTCCATCTCTGACCGATCAGTCGGTTCTGCCGGGATCACTCGAGGCTGTCGTTGCGGCATATCAGCCTGACCAATCCCGCCACCCCGTATCTGTCCAATGAGTGCCTGTGCAATACGGTCATCCTTGGCGTACCCTTCTTGGTTGGCGAGGTGGTGGGCATACAGACCCAGCCCGGTTTCAGCAAGGTCTGCCAATCCTTGGGTGTGCGGGTATTGTCCCCCCCTTGGTGTGAACTTTTGTCTACCAAGTAGCCTTTTAGCCAGTAATCGCTTGAGGTTGGGCTGTGTCCCTGCGGCTACGCCATACGGGTCTACCAACTCCCCGGATAAAGCCTTTGAATGTACGGGTATAGTTGGCATTATTTAAGAACCTCGTTGTAGTTAACCATGTCGTAGCCATGCTCATCAACCGAAACGGCCCAAGGCATAATCTTCCGAACCTCGTCAGCCATGACACCAAACCTGCGCTGACCACCCCAAATTTCTGCGAAGTGCCCGATGTAGTTGAAGGCATAAACGAACAGGCCATTAGCCAGTTGCCCCATCTTCTGAATGTTGTCTTTGAGTCTACGGTCAGAAGCCGCCATTCCATAGGCCATCATTCCAGACCCGGCAAGGCCATAAAGACCGGAACGGTTTGCGGCGGCGGCTTGCTGTTGGGTGTTATAGGCGGAGAGTTGTCCCTGATAATTGGAATTTACGATTCCGCTGTAGTCGGTTGGGGCTACGCCGGTCTGGGCCGGGGCACCAAATTGCGGAACTTGAACCTGCTGTTGGCCCATTAATGCGGCTACGTCATTTAATGGAATATTCCTAAGAAATGATCTTTCTTGGATGTCCTGCGTGCGGGATGCGTTGGCGAGGTTCGCCTGTTGCATCGCTTCATTGAATTGTTGGGTGCGCTGTTGATTCCCAAACGGCAACCCTTGCGTGATTGCATCGTTACGAGCCTGCGAATAGGCATCGGTTTTGTACCTGCCAAAGTTTGCGAACTCCCGGTCATAGGCCCTAGTCCCAGTGGTAATGCCTTGGTTGGCAAGTGTCGTTGCTAAGTCAGACTGCTCCTGCTGGAACCTTGGGTCCAACCGAGCGGTGTGCCTGCCGTAAACGGCATCCTCCATGCTCTGTCCGGGGTCACCGACATAGTTGGTGAAACCGGCGGTGTTGATGTTCCTGTTGATATCAGCAATACCGCTAAGATCAAAGTCTGCCCCAATTGTTTCGCCAACACGCCCGATCTGTTGTTCACCGAGAAGATTAAGGTCTCGGCCTACCCTCTGCTCGGCATCAAACGCCTCCTGCGCCAGCGGGTTGAGGGTGGTCGTAGCGGTGGCCTGATAGAGTTCAGGATCGCCTGTAGCCTGTCGTTCATTGTATATCCTGCTTCCATATGGCGTTATTTCATCAATACGATTTAGCCTCGCTTGCGCCACGGCTGTCTCTTTATTTATGCCCGCTTGGGCTTGTGCCGTAGCTACTGGATCAGGTGGTGCTGGTGGTGATGATGACCCTCCGCCGCCCTTGCCCATTGTCTCGTGTCCTGTCTCTCGCTGATTTTATATACCTGCACTCTTCAAATAACATCCCGTAGATGCAGACATCTTTTATTCCGTCAAATCCTTTCCGGGATGTCCCCTCAAGTTTGAAGCCAGCCCTTTCTACAAAAGCCCTCGACCTTTTATTCGGTTTTGCGATAAGCGCAGTAACTCTCTTGCACCCCAACTGGATAAACGGGTAAGAAAACCAAGCCCTAAAATTCCTCTTTGTCGCACACTTTGCGGAATCCGTTGCAAAGTGCATATAAATATCGTGGCCCGTATGGTTAGAATATAAGCAACCAGCGATAAGCGTGCCGCCGTCTTCAAGGCCAATTGCGGAATACGAATAATAATTTATGTCCTCCTTGTTGACGTAGGGGATGCGGGTCATTACCCACGCCACCACATCGTGGTCCATACCATAAACCAAGGAGGTCACATAAACTCTCCTGTCGAGAACAGGTAGTCTGTTGCGTGCCAAGCAACCTCTGACTCATCCGTTACCGCTCTCCACCTTAGTGTACCCGCAAATCCGACACCTGTCACCCCAATCCACTCTGTTTTTTTCGTTACCGATCCTGCCCATAACGTGGTGTCCCAAAAGGTATCGTCCCAATCCCCGCCCGAGAACGAGATTGTCGGGGTCGTCTGTGGGAAAATATTCTCAAAGTCCACGTTCATTACAAGAACAGGGTTTACGCTGGCGGAGCTTAAGATCGTGGGGCGTACCATGTGAAACTGTTTCAGCCCGGTGCGATCCCCCATGTAGGAAAAAGCAGGCTGGACATCCGCCATTATGGTGTTCCCCACGCTTGCCGCTGTTGATCCAAATTCGTAGACCGTGTTTTTCCCGCCATAATAAAGGTCATCGTTCAGGAGGGACCAGCAGTTCGCCTCCAATCCTGTCCACTGGGACCAGCTAAGGTTCAGGGTGTTGATCACGAACTGCTGTTGCCCGGAACCCTCTGCCTTAACAGGAACATTGAAAAGCCCAAGTCCACGTTTAGGCCACAAAATAGGTTGCCAGCCAAAGCGGGATTTAGCCGTAGCGGTGATCACTCGAATGGTGTCCCTGATCTTGTCAGAGATGGCTTCCTGTAGCATTGTCCTGCCCGATAGCAGGGCCTTAGAGATCGGCACGAAGCCGTCTTGAGTCAGGAGAATGACATCCGATCCAACTTGAAAATAATTTTTTCGCCCAATCGGGGCACCTATTCTGAACGACCCAGATTTGGACCAATCTGACGCAGAATCTGGGTTGCTTCCCGAGTACACAATTATTTCTCCCTTCGTACTCCACACACAGAATAAGTCATCCATTCCATTCCCAGCGTCCAATGTCCAAGTAAAACAACTACTTACAGTCCCTCCGAGGTTGAACTGTGAGCCAAAATCGAACTCTGCGGCTACCCCTCCGATGGAAAATACCGGGAGATACCACACAGAGGTTGAGGAGGCTTCGGTAAAGAATAGCCGCTCCTTATGCTCCATGACATGAACCAGTTTTTTCGGGTCCAGCCCATTACCTGTTATAGATGGTGTGGTGAAAGTAGTGCCGTCATAATTATAAACGTCATCGCTTGCCGAATCGTTTACCATGACCAGAAAGTTTGTTCCTGCTCCGTTGCCAAAAATGGTGTGATTCCAGCGTGCGCTGTTAAGCCCGGAACCAGCTATGGCACTGACTGCGGCGGTTGCTGTGGTCACTTCAAATACAGAATTTGAACTGGCGCAGGCCGCAATAAGTTTGGCGGGTGTGCCGGGACCGTTCCATTCCATAAGTGATTCCACATTCCCGTTTAGCGCAGAGGCGTGGACTTTGTGACCGGGTCGGATGCGGATCGCATCGGTATCACAGATAACATTTAGAGCTTCGAGGCAGTCAGTTTCTGGCATATTTGACACGGATTCACGGGCGTTAAGCCCGCCAGTGGCTGTCGTTGTGGGTTAGGTCTTTGTGGTCTTCTCATTTCATAAGTGCCTTGCCGTAACTATAAACTAAATCACCTTTATCAACATCAAGCGTACTGTAAGGAAAAGCCTCTCTCCTCTGCTTCTTAGTATACCTCATTCTACGCGTCACGTTCAGGGGTCATGGTGGCCCCATTGGTTTATCGTTAATCGCTAATATCTGCGGTATCTGCTCATCGAACACGACAAAGTTTGATGTGCCTTTACCACCCCGCCTCGACCCTTGGTCAAGGTACTTGATGCCGGGGATTCCCCCCTCGTTGAGTAATACCTCGGCAGTCTTTGATGCCCCACCGCCGTGTTTTGCTCCCAAGCCGACATTTGGAAAAACGGAACGCATCATATACTCAATAGTGGGGTCTTGCACTAACACATCATCCCATCTGCCGTAATGTGTGTAATCACCCAAATCTTCCCCGCTACGCAAATGCTTATTAAATATTTTTTTCAAAGATGATTTGATGTGTGTGGATTGCCCACTCAAAGGCTTATCCCAATCAAGCATCTTGGCTATCTGGTCGTCAGGGATGTCAACTTTGTAGGTGTGAGCGGGACTAAGTTTAATACCATTTCTTTCCCAATTATTTAAAACCTCAATAGCATTCTCTTGGTGTTGTAGCGTTCCACCACGCAGATTGATTACCTTCTTCGCTTTTTCGTAACTTCCACCAAATTCTGATAATATTTCAGAAGCATAAATTCCCGCAGGGTATCTTGGTCGTATTGCCTCACCGGTTCTTGGGTCAATAACGTGTCTTTTAAAACTTTTTGCATACTCCCCGGCAACCTCTGGGTTCTCCGCAAAATACAACCCATGCCCATAAGCCTGTGCGCCTTCTCCCGTACCTATCTTGGACGTATCAAACTTGCTGAACCTATGTGGTGAAGCGTGAAAAGCTGTTATTGCTGGCATAACCATATCCATTCCCACACCTTCGTATTTCGCAGGCGCACCTTTCATCGGGATGAACTTCGAGTCGAACACGCTCTTCTTTCTCGGGTCTTGGTCACCGTAGAACAAACGCTTCCCCTTGGATACGGCACGTTGCCACCCGGACGGTTCTTGGCGGATCAGGCCCTGATCGTTCTGTTGTAATCGTCTTCCGAGATCGTATTGTTTCTTGATTTGGTAGGGGGTCATGGTGGCCCCCCTAGATTCTGTGGTTGTGTAAGGCGTGCGCCTGTGGCTACTGCCGTTGCAGGCGTAGTGCCAAAGCTCGGAGGTCGTTGCGGCTGGCTATATCCGGGGATGGTGCTTGGGTTCCATCCGTGTTTTTTGGCGTACTTCTGGTAGACTCCCCTAGCACGCTCGGTGAGGCTATCCGAAATTCGCTTAAATTTTGGATCGTTTCTGAACTCTTGTAATAACCCCATTCTATCTTTGCCATGCGGACCCCCTATTAAATTACCATCGTGACCCATTCTATCAATCTTTAATTTTTTTTGCGAACTTTTTCCTGCGGCCTTGCCAACACGCCTCACAAACTCAGTATGGTCAAAGACAGTGCGTGTCGGGCCTTCGATTCCGGGTGGCAGTGGGTCAACCTTACCCCCCTCGTATCCTCTTATATGAAACACATATATCCCGTCCCCGTCCGGGGAGGGCGCGGTCCATACATTTTGATTTAGGTACGGGTCTTTTTCCAAGTGACTCATTATCTCCTTCACCTCACTTGGTTGTAGCGATTGCCCTGTCTTTATATGCAGGGCACTGGATGCTTCTACAGTGGTCCCGTCTATAAGCCTGTACCATCCAAGGCTATCCTGATTCGCAATCTCTCCATACATGGCGGCGTATTGATCCATCTGCCTTGCCGCAGAAGGTTCAACCCTGCCATGCTGGATTGTTTTCATCACCGCCTTTCTTACCACCTCACCTTTTTTGTTTACTGTTTCTCTAAATGTCCCGGTTGGTATTTGTACGCCTAGATTAGTCCCCCTTTGGAGCGGTGCTGTGACTGTCTTTTGTACTGTCGGATAGTTATAGGCTATTTCTTTTCCACCAACAGTCTCAACGTAGTGACCCGAAGGGCCTGCCAAACCCCCTCCCGGCGAGGGTATGCCGAGGTAGCTTGCTATCTCATCCACCCCTTCAGGGGACATGGCCCGTTGCATATCGTATGTGAACTGGACCTTTACTTGGTAGGGGGCCTTGTGAAGCTCTGGTAGTATTCCAGAATTTATGGACGGTATATATTCCGTAGAGGAAAATGCGTGATGGGTCTTCAAGAAGTCACCATAATGCTTCGCCGCATTTTTTATTTCTCCAACAGACGGCTCGTGCTTCATGGCGTTCTTATAGAGGAGGTCATTATAGGCATCCATGTTCACTACCTCGCCGTTTTTTATAATGCCTCTCTTCTTCGCCATCGTTTTTGTCAGGTCTTTAACAACCTTCGACTCTGACCGGGCCTTTATGCTTGTCCACATCGCCGCCTGCACCTGATGCGCTTCCCATCCAAGATTCTTGGCTACGTCCCGTACATGATTTCTGACAAAGTCATACTGCGCCGACTTGTCCTTCGATGACATACCGGGGACATCTGTATCGTACCCCAACGCCCTCATCATCCACATATCCACTGTGACATCCGCATCCTTGCCGAACCTGCTTGGATCAATTTCTGTCATCAGGTTTTTATAAAAGGACCCACGCTTGATCGTATCTATAAATTGTTTATCGCCACTGACCAGCTTTAAATATTCGTCATACATCCTGACAGGGAACCGCCCAGCCCTTACCAAGGGAGAGATAGTGTCCTTGCCAGCTTTAAGTGATTTGAAGTGAGAATACATTCTCATTGCGTGGGTGAGGTTTGCTTGCACCCCTGTCTGCGAAGAAGTTACGGCAAGAAACTTTACGAAGTCTTCCGCATCATTTACGTTTCCGCCCATGTATTTTATAATCTGTTTACCAGTGTCCTCGTACCAGTATCTACCCGCCGCCCCTTCTGTTGCGAGGGCCTGACCAATCCCTTTCATTTTCTTTAGGTTGTACGGGGAGTCAACCCAATTTGGTCCCCCACGGTAGCGTCCTTCCCGTTTACCCGACATCCATTTTTGCGGAACCCATTTCTTTAATTGACCACCAACAAGCTCCGCCCCTTGTTTTACACCCCTCACACCAAGGCCCAGCATCCCTATGTCGGCAACGTCAGCCAGCCCCAACCCCGCTTCCATCGCCTGCCCTTGTTCTGATCCGGGGTCCTGCAAATATATCCCCGGCCTCTTCATCTCCTCCCTTGACTTGGGCCAGTTGGGAGAGAACACTTCATCTTGGCTCAACTGACGGCCTGTATCAGCCGCCCTTTGATTAAAAAGGTTTGCGACAGGGTCTACTATTCCCCTCTTAATCGGGCCGTATAGAAGCTGTCCGAGGGTCTTGTTATAATTTGTTACAGGTTCCATGATCCGCTAGGCACGTTGATAAAGGGGCGGTAGTCGCCATCTCCAGACATATTGACAGTCAGCTTGCCACCGTCACGGGCCATGTAGTTGACCACCTCACGCTCATAGGTTGCGAAATCTTCGGCGTAGTCGAACCCCTTGGACTGCTTCCACCGCCAGATCAGGCCGAGGCCCATGACGTACTCATCCAGCCTGCCTACATCCGAATCGGCAAGCCAAAAGGGCTGGCCCTGTCCGGTGCTATTCTCGCACCAGAATTTTGATTTGTACTCGAAGGCATAGGATGCTGTGGTGGTGGCGGGTATGGTATGCAGATCCCCACCACGGATGAAATATTCTGCGTAGGGGCCTGTAACGGCAGAAGCCTTCAAACCCGCCCTGTGCGAGGGGTTCAGGGGGCCGAATACCGGGCGTTGCAGGGTCCTGTTCCAAATTGTATCGTTGAGAATGTAGTCGAATCCGGTAGACATCCCGGTAACAGATGCGGCGGTGACCGATGTGATGGAGGCGATGGAGCCGTGGTTGGATGTTGCAGAAACGGTAAAGACTACCTCTTCCACCATCCGCTCAAACCGGAATCGCCTATTCAGGGCGTTGCCCTCAATGTTGGCGAGTCGGAACAACTGCCTGACCGCAACCTCCGTACTTACAATTCCCCCCGCTCTAACTAGGGTGGGTGTTGTCCCGCCGATACCAAGGACCTCATAGGTGTCTGCAACAAGCGTTAGCAATGACATTATCTTTTCCTCTTTTTAGCCGCCTTTCTTTTGGGTGCGGATTTAATTTTCCCGTGAAGCTCTGCGTTCTCCAACTTAAGCGCAGAATTCTCGTCTTGAAGATCACCGATGTCGATTGTCTTGTTCTCCCGGCGTTCCTTCGTAAGCTGGAGTTTTAGTTCTTCGTTCCGGGCATTTAGTTGCTCGTTTTGCGTCCGAAGGTCATCATTATCCACCTTCAGTGCCTGCAACCGCTCGGCAGTTATCCCACTTAGTTTAGCACTTTCCAGCCATGCAATAGCCTTGTCTTTTAATGCCCGTCCCCCCATACCCACCTGCTTGATACAGGACTCGTTCATTTCGCTCACAGCCTCGATGGTTCTAACCTGTGCGTTCATGCATTGCTTGATTTCAGCCGGGGTGATCACGGGCCACATCTTAACGTGCGTGCCGTTTTCTGGTAACTCCTCGTCCCGTTTCCAAGCCTCGTACTGCGGCCTGAAGCGTTCGATCAGTAGCGGGGTGACCTCCTTGTTCACCACCAACTGCCCACCCGGAGGGGTGAGTACCGCATACTCAACGTCCCTATAAATTACATGGCCTGCCTCCTTCGATGCGTCCGCATCCTTGAAGGGGCGAAGCTCAAAAGAAACGTGACAGGTTTCTCTCGGCCTCTCTCTTAGACCGGCTAACAGTTCTTGATTCGCTGGCATTATTTCTTTTTCCTTTCTACCACTCGCCACCGTATTGCAGTGCCGGGTCGGATTTTATCTCCCTCGTGATTAGTTTTATCGTTGACTCTTTTGAACTCATTGCTCTCTTCATTACATCAAACCATTCATCCGAATGTTCCTGATTCTCCCATCCGCTGAAGCACGGCGTACCCTGCGTGAAGTGGACTAAGTTCGCTGTCGGGTGTTCAAGGTATTCCCCGACAAGATGATTCCACTCTACTGGGAGCGCACCTATATCATCGTCACTGTCCAGCCATTTGAACTGATGCAGTTCCAATCCTGTAGCCTTGTTGATATATTTCGGGGATAATTTCTTGCACTTCCAGTTATTAAAGACCACAACGCTGGACCAGTTTTTCTTTTCGTATGTGGTCTGTATCTGGTCGAGGAATTTTACCTTGCTATTAGGGGTGTAGTCATGATGGACCACATACACGGCCTTTTGCGGGTAGCTCCCCTCATGGGCGAACATCATAAGCTCCGCCGGGTCAGCCCGAAAGATGGTGTCGCAGTCCACGAAGATAGCCGTGCCTTGGTAGTCGCACAGGTATGGGACCATAAACCGGGACATCGAAAACTCCGTGCTTTGCGTAGAGTGCCGGGGCTTTCTATATTCCGTCATGTGGGTGAGGCAGACCGGGGTGATCGCTACCGGCTGTGTGGCATGGTCGATGATCGACTGCACGCAGGTATGGTAGGCGACAATTTCCTTGCTGTCATAACCGATGAAAATCCTTAACATCAGTACCCCCGATACCTACTGCCGCCACCACCGATACCTCCCATCCTTCGGCGGTAACGGTTTTGTTCATCAAACTGCGCCATCGCTATCTGCTCTGGAGATGGAGGCCTTGGAGCCAGACCCGTGCCTGCATACTGTCCTGTCTGTTGCAGTGGATCGAACTGCGCCCGTGATTGTGCTATTTCGTATTCTCCCCGTGGACCCTGTCCGAGTCGGTTCCCGGTTGCCAATTGCATCGCCGCCAATTGTGCCGCCTTCTCTTCATTTACCCTTGGGTCATCTGTTCCAAAATCCATCGCCCTTGATTCAAACTCGTCCCCGCCGGGGTACATTTCCTCCGCTCCACCTTCATCCCCAAAGAACGGGTCCTGCTCCTCCATTCCGCTTGCGGCTAGGGATGTTTCCTGCATTGCACCGTCTTCTATATCCGGTTCAAACTCGGCAAAGTCAGGGTCGCTTTCCATTAATTCATCCATATCGATTTCTTCTGATTCAACCCCCTCTCCGCCTTTCTTCCCCAGCCGCCTACCAAGCATCATCATCTTTGCCTGCAAGGCTTTTACTTCTTCTTCCTGCATCCTGACCCCCCACGGGTCCTGCCCCCATCCCGGACGGATAACCTGTGAACTTCCTGACTCCCCTGAATAACGTGGCATATTATTGTCTCCTTTTTTCGTCTATCATCACTTGATCCCGACCACACGCATATCCCGTATCACCTTGTGGTATACCGGGTCTGTTACAATTATGTTTTCCTTCTTGAATCCAGCCTCTCTGAACACCGACTTGAGTTGGTTGTACGAGTAGCACCACTTATGATTCATCTCTTTTTCTCCAAATGTTTGCTCCCCGTACAATCCATAATATGTTAGAGAAGGGTCCCTCTCTCCCTTGGCAAAGAGGTCAAGTATCTTGTTGATACACGGGACCTCGATGACCAGCCTGCCTCCCGGCTGTAATATCTCGTACCATCGCTTTATCGCCTCACGGCCCTCCCAAACGTAAAGATGCTCGAAGACATGAACGAGTGCGATCTGTTCCACGCTATCCTTCTCGTACCCCTCAAGTTTGGTTATATCCCCGGTGATATCGTGGCGGTTTGTTCCGCCTCCACCGAAGCCATCGATGTTGGTCCATCCGCTCCATCGTTGGATTCCGCTCCCCAAATGGAGCTTAATGCCTTGATCCACTTCTTCCCGATAATCTGCGGGTGGTAGTTGGATGATACGAATTTTTGTGCCGACTCGATCCTTCCCTTTATATACTTCTTGTTTGATTGAACCCATGCCAATCCCTTTCCGATGTCACCGATGTACATCCATTCCTTGAACTTATTATATTCAGGGTGTGGTTCCGCCACAACGAAGACCCCTTGTCTGATTGCCTCGAGCATCCGGTTTGCCCCCTTGTGACTCTTGTATCCCTCATCCCCGGTAGGAATGACAACGATGTCTGACTGCTTGAAGCCGTCCATCATGTTCTCGTGGTTCCACGGTACAACCGGGAAATCCTTACCGGCTACCGTGTCGGTAAGCTCGATGCCGTTCGTTATGACCATCAGGTTATAACCCTTGAGTTGGTTCCATACCCGGTGCAAGTGTTCAAAGTTTGTCGGGTGTCCGTACCAGAGAACATTCTCTGGGGTCCATTGCTCCCACCTGTGCCGGGGCGCAAGCTCCGGGAACTCGTAGGCATCGTTGATGACAACGACTTCAGGAGGAGGGGCGTTCCATACCACTTTTCCCAGTATGATCTTTCTCATCCTGTCGGTACTGGCAACAACCAGATCGGCGTGGGTACACATCCAGCGGTAATGATCCCCCAACTGCGGGTGGTCGAAGTGATCGTCACAGACATCGAACACCACCTTTGGATCAGGGCGGTCCTCCGCCACAACCGCTATCTGGTTTCCAGCCATGAACCCCGGAGTTTTTATTTGCTCTATAGCGGCCCGGTCCTTGTCCGGGGTCCAGTGCTTGCTGAACACGAAAACATCAGCGTTAAGGCCATCGTAGGAAGTTACAATGGCACATTCAACCTTGGCCTCCTGCAACGCTCTGGCTGGCATCAGGGTCCTGTACCGATACGATGCGTGCATGAACATTGCCGAGCCTACAAAGGAGACTCTCATTCTTCACCTTCGTTCCAATCAACAATACCGTTCTTCTTGCGCTCTTCCATCAGGGAGGAGATTAACCCGTCCCCGTAGACTTTGATTCGTATATCACCGCCAAACATTTTTATCATATCCTGAAACTCGTTGGCCTGTCCTGCCATCGCCGGGTTGCACCAGTGGTCCTTACCATTACTGTGGACCTTGATCACCTTCACCGCATGGTCGCCGCCCGTGTGGATGTTCACCCGCTTGTACTTTGAATTCTCATCCTTGTTGCAACTGTCGAACCCGTACAGGTGGAACCGCTTAAAACCCATCAGGTAGGCAAGGTTAAAGGTCCGCAGTCCTGATGTCGTACCTCCCCCCACCATGAGCCTACCCTTTAGGAGTTTCTTCTCCCCCACATTCGACAAGGCGTGCCACATTACAACCTTATACTTCTTTAGTAATTCAAACATCTTCGGGGAACACTGGCTGGCTAAAAGATACACCACGCCCCGATGCGTATAGGGCCACTGCCCTGCAAGCTGTATCCGGTCTATCATATGGTCCTGCGGGTCAAGGAACACACATAAATCCGGGATGATGGACATCTCCTGAATGAGCCAATCGTGCGCTCCCTTGATTGCAAATATAGGACGGCCCTTCTGCCACTGCCCTCGTATCGATTTCTTTACTTCCTCCGACTCGATGGAGGGGCCACATCCAACCAGTACCGCATTGCCATCGTTGTGGACGTATGCGCCTTGGAAGGAGGGAAACTGCGATTCGTACTTTTCCAGATTTCCTGCGATCTGTTTTATCAGTTGCTCTTCATCGTAGATGCACTTCGATTCAATTTTTAGCGGTACAGGGACCGCTGTCGTTCGTATGTCTCCGGTAATGGTATCATCTTCGACAGTCATGCAATTCCTTTCTCTATTGGTGAAGGTCGGGGACATCCCGGCGAGTTCGGGTCTGCCCCCTTCCAACATTTACGCTACGTTCCCAAACCAACTAACGTGAGCGTTTTGTGCAATACAAGTCAACGCACTAATGGTCGTTGCGGATGACAGGGTAAACAGGCCAGCTATGAAGCCTAGCCCGGATGTGCCCGTTGCGTTATCCACTTTTCCACCTGTGGTTGTTGCAAACAAGGGTGCGCCAAGCGCAGAATCCTTCTCGATGGTACACCTGATCTTGTTGCCGCTCAGTGCAACCCATCCGAACGAACCGGATGCAATTGCTACCTGTGAAAAGGCAACAGCCTTGCCGTTTGCCGAAGCATTGGCAATGGTCAATGGTGCTACTGTGCCGTCTACAGTCAACGATAAAACATCGTACTGTGCAATGGTTGACAAGGCCCTCGTGTACATGAACTCAGAATTCCCATCACATCTAACCTTATGCCCAAGATCAAATCTTGAGTCTGCGGTAGTAGAGATGGTTTCCGTCAAGTTCACACCAAGGGTCCCGTCAATTGCTCTTGATGGTGCTGATCCAACTGCCATGACGTTTCTCCTATGGTTAGGCTTTAACGATGCCTTGAAGTTTACGATTGGAACAAACCATGTTGCCCTGCCAGATGATCGGTATGATCACTGCGTCTTGGTTTATGCTCCGTTGCTCTGGTACTTCCGTCATGTTAGCGTCACGATGGACAACTAACCGAAGGTAATCCGTGTTTAGGAAATACATCGTGGAGGAAGGAATCCCGCCGCCAAATGATGTGCCTCCGTCAAACACCACATCCGCCGTGACAAACTTCAGGCTCTGAAAGCCGTCTACTGCGTTGGTATGGTTTGACTCATACCGTTGCAGATCGGACAGGCTGTTCCAATAAAAAGTGAAGTAGTCATTGGAAGACATGATGAGGTCGGGTTTATCATTACCACGAACAAGCTCTAACCAAAGCGGTTGCATTAGAGAAGCCATCGTGGATTTGGAAACGGTTACTGCCCCGCCCCCTTGAATTGGACCCGCCGCGCTCTGGACATTATTCGCCCAAAATGCGTAAGTGGAAGAGTTGATTCCACCCACAGTTCCGGTCCCGTCATTAGAAACGATGGCTTGGATGCCACCGATCTGATTGGACGATGTTCCATCGGAATAAATATCCGATGAAATATTGTTCTTGAATGTCCGCATGGCGTTTGTCATGCGAGACTTGGCAAGGCCAATCAACTGGTTCTTGCCAGCGTTGTTACGAAGTTCCAAACCACTTGCTGAAACGTGAACTGCCGCCTGCTTCCAATCGTATTTAGCGGCTGAAATGACATCACTGACTGAAACATCAAGGGTGTCATACCCGCTGTACCGTTGGTAGGTGGAGTTCTCGGCGTAGTCAAGCGGCTCTACAATCTCGTAACCACCATCGATAACACTCATGCGCCCCTTGCGGTTGATCCGCTGAAGCAGAGCATTGTTGTTAGACACATTGTCCGCAATACTCTTCCGGTGTTCTCGAAGCGTGGTCGAGACAATCTCCGTAAATGTACTATTTGGAGATGCCATAACTTGGCTCCTATATTAAGGGAGGCTACCGGGACATCGCCCTGTCGTATGCCTCTTCCATTGTTTGATCCATAGTCTTACCAACAGCAATCTTTTTACCGCCACCGCCCTTGCTTTTAAGGTTGGTCCCGGCTGTCTTCTGTGCCCTGTCCGCATCCTCCTGCGCCCTCTTCGTCCGCTCGGTATAATCGGCCTTCACCACTACCTTCTTACGGATTTCTGGATGGGCGTTGATAGCCATATCATATGCTTCGTCCATGTCTTGGGCCTGACCGCCTGTCATAAGTGTGCCCATTAAGAGCCGCACCTCTTTAAAGTGTTCATGCCCTTTCGCCTTGGAAAAGCTATCGATCTCGGCATCAATCGATTGGATTTCACGGGTTTCGGCTGACTGATCCTGATGGTTAGCCCGTTGTTCCATCTGTGCGATCCGGTTATTTGCTTGCGCCAATGCGTTCTGCATTGCCTGAATATCCGGGTCAATATAGATGTCATCTTGGTTGGTATTTGGCTCCTGTCCGGGCGCACCTTGTATGGGGACGTTAAAGGTCCTTACAAGATCGCTCACCACGTTTGCCCTCTGCTCTGGTGTTCCATTGCGTAGCGTGTAAGCGGTTCGCAGATAGTCCTGATACGCCGTCACTGTGTTTGCCCCTTCCGCATCAATCATCGCCTGATAGGGTGCTTCCACTTGACGTATGGAATCCGCAAACTTCTTACCCTCTACGCTCTGCTGGATTTTGGACGCATACTGTTTGTCTCGTTTGAGGAACTGGTCCTGTTGTTTTTTAGACAGGGTGTCCCACTCTTCGCTGTCGGCCTTGTCCCATCCTATCGGAACATCACGAATAGTCTTCGTGTCTTCCTGAGACTCCGACTCCTCAGTACCGCCATCCTCCTGTTGCGTTTCTTCCCCGGCTGGCTCCTCGGTTACAGGTGCGGCCTGCGCCTCCTCCTCCCGTGGTTCCGGTGCCGGGTTATTGCTGACAAATTTACCGTCTTCGCCCCTCGGCTGTCCGGGTTCCTGCTGACTTTCAAACGCCTTATCCATCGTTTCCGCAATGTCCGAACCTGCAAACATATCATTGGATACCGTGGTGTCTAAGCCGCCTGCGTCAGTCGTTGCTTCTTCTTCTGCCATGTTGTCCTTTCGCCTACGTCCCTAATATCCGGGACTGATAGACTGATCGCTCAAAGTTATCGTTCTGTAAAATTTCCGGGACCTTCTCGTTCCGGTCCTTCCACTTCATCATACGCTGTCTCTCACCGGGATCGACCTCTCGACAATCATTTGCCTTGAGGTCCTCCCTGCGTTGCCTGCGCCCTGATACCAACTTCATATGCCCTCTCTCCGGGTCATAGGTGGAAGGGGACAGGTAGTCCTGCGTGTCGTTCATCACAAAGTGATGGCTGGGTTTCGCATAATTCTTTTCAAGGACGAGACTGTTCTTCTTCTCATCCCATATCCATTTCTTATTTTTTATCATACGGCCCTGCGCTTCATACTGAATACCGTTGTCTGCCGTGCCCGTCCTGCGGTTCCGGTACTGGTGTACGACACCTCGAAGGTTCCGTCCGGGCCAAGCACAACGCCGTCCCTCGGCAGGGTCATTTCATACCGCTCCCCGTCCAACTTCGGATAATACTTATCCAGCACGGCATCCGTTCCGCCAATTGTCGGGCTGGTTTGGTATGCAGTAACCTGTGCATCCTTGCCAGAATCGGAGTAGATGTTTTTGGGTGTAACCGCCGCACCCCCAGAGGTATATGTTCGATCTATCCCCGCCGTCCAGTAAACACCAACAGCCGGTGTCGTTGCGGCTTCCGCCACCGTATGCGCGGTGACCCTGTGAATCAGCAGATCGTAGACATCGGAGTTGTTGGTCATATGAAGCGCGACCACCTTCGAGGCGGCGATACTGGACTCCGATGTAACGATATAAGTTTCACCCTCTTCGAGTGAGTTACTAGCTACAAAGCCGAGAGAAGCCGAGTCAACCTTGGCCTTGCCTTGCCTTGTAATTTTCAGGTCATTACCATTACCCGTGATCTTCATCTTCAGCTTCCCCTTCCTTGATTTCTATTCCTGTTTCGTTTTCAAAATGCAGAACCACGATCCTCAGTAGCTCCACGGTTTTTTCCAAAAGTTCTACTATTTCATCGTCCCTCCCCGGCGTGTAACTCATATCACCCACCAGTTAGAGCCATCGGCCTTGAAGTGGATGGCGTTGCGGGATTTCACATAGAAACCGCCTGAGCGGTCATCAATCATCTGCCCCGGCTTTGTCTCCACCAGAACCCCTCCGTTCACTGCCTTGACAATCACTCCGTTGTTGGCGTTGCCCGATGCCGTGTGCAGGGTCATCAGGCCCACGTTGTGTGCCAGCAAGAAACCATCACCAACCTTTATATCGTAGGCTCCCGTCCCGCTTGATACGATGTCGCCAAACACCGAGTCGATCATATTGTTAATCCTGACTACCGCCCGTTTGTTGCTCAACATGAGCGGGGTCATCCTTCTCTCGTCTTCAGCCCCCATTCAACAACCTCGCCGCTACCTTCTTTGGATTAGGGACCTCGAAGAACTCCTTGGACTCCGGGTCCATCTTCTGTTCCGCTTGTCTGCGCCTGTATCGTTTGCGGCTCTTCTTTTGGTACGCATCGATCTTGGCATCACGGGCCTTACCCCATTCGGTATCTAGGTCACCGGGGTCACCGCCAGATGATCGTACAGTTCTTGTGGGGTGGCTTGCCCAATAGTCTTCACCCCAATTATTATCAGGCATCACCTTTATCCCCTATCAGGTCAACATACTCCCCGGTTGCCGGGTCAAATTTCTGCCTCTCCTTTGGGGGTTTGTCCTCCCGATCAAATGCCTTGATCCAGTTCGGATGCGTTCCGTCCTTAACGCTCTTTGCCATGCACGCCTTCTCCCGGCAGTAGTCCCTGAAAGACTTGACCCAAGGCTCGTAGTCGGTCACCCACACTTCCCCGCAGTCCGGGCATTCGATGCTGGCGTAGTTGTGTTTGGTTTTAACCATCTAACACACGGCCCTTGAGTTCGCTTGCTGGCATACCCTCCATCCTTTCGTTTCTCGCATTTTTATAGCTGGCTCTCAAATTGGCCTAACCGTTCCCCTATATTGTTGACATACCGCCTCCGCATTTCATCTTCACCGTACCCAACAAACTTGTCATCCTTGTCAAACCAACCCGCTGACCCCCAACGATCTGGCTGGTTTGTAATATTATTGTACCGGCTGTACTCTGGCATCGGATCGCCTATGTTCATTGGGGTCGCGAAACGCCTCCTGTTTCCTGCGTCCTCTACCTCCGGGGGTCCATAATCAAAGGACCACGGAATCCTTTGAGAGGTATAGCCCCCAGCTTGTGTGAAGTCTTGAAATGATCCCGGTGTAGGACCGGGCGGGGCTGACAATTGTTGCGCTAGCTGTGCTTGTTGTGCTTGTTGTGCTTCCAATGCAGGGGGCTGTGTCCACCACTGCCCTTGGTTACCGACCTGATTAATAGCGGAAGGCTCATACGGGGTATGCGATCCGAACCTACCGAAACTAGCTAGGGTTCCGGGATTGAGGTCAACATTAAACTCGTTTGCAATTGGCATTACTTCTTGCCTCCATTGGTTGGTGTAGGTTTGTTTTCGGCAACGTACCGAGCCACTTCTATCTGTCCAGCCACCTTCTCCCTTTCAATCCCCAGCTTCGCCTCCATCTCCCGTTCCATGAGTTCAATCTTCAAAAGCATCTCTCTCTCGGCAAGCTCGTGCGCCTTGATAGCCTGTTGCTGTTTCAGTTCCATCTCGGCGGCGGCCTCCTGCGCCTTAAGCTCCAACTCCTGCTGTTGGTTGGCCTGCTTGCTTTGCAGTTCCTGTTGCATGGCCTGCGCCTTTATCTGGCCCTCCTGCTGTTTCATCTGGAGGTCGGCCTGTTGTCCTTGTTGCTTCATCTGCTGGTCCTGCTGTTTCATCTGCATATCCGCCTGCATCTTCTGGCCTTCCATCTGCATCTTCTGCTCTTCCGGGCTGGGCCTCTTCTGCCCTTGGTCAGCCTGCTCGGCATCCATCTCGTTGAGCGCATCCTCCACTTCCCTCCCGAACCTGAACCGCCGTGATGCCGCCATGACCATAGACTTCGCCGCCTTGGCTGTGAGGTAGCCAGCCTCCACTGACGGGCCGATCCCTTGTACGAACCGGGTGAAACCTTCGAGGAACTTCACGACCTCCTGCTGGTCCTCCTGTTGCGTTGCCCGGACGGTTGAGTCCGTTTCGATGTCAACACGGTACTCCCGCAGTGCATCGGATCGCATGATCTTCAACATCTCCGGGGTGGCTTCCCTCCCGGTCATTAACTGGATGGTCTGCGGTGAAAATTTCTCAGAAATGATTTCCGCCTTGATCCGAATGATGTCCCGGACGTAGCGTGCCACAGCCTTCTGCCTTCTCGATATTCTTTGCCCTCCCCAGTTGGCCTTGATCTGTTGCGCTCCTTTTGTTTCTCTCGGGTCGGTAGTTCCTCGCATGATGTCGGAGATTCCGGTGATCTCATAGATGAGTACCTTAAGCTGGTCACGCTGGTTGTACAGGTTCACCAACACTGCCGATGCCTGCTCAATAGGCCAGAAGAACACGGCGTTCTTCAAGCCGCCTATATCGTTAAGTCTGTTTACGTTCTCTGCCGCTATGAGTTCGTTCTCGGCACTGTTCTTCAGCTTGTCGATCTCTGGGATGGTCCCATCGTAAACACCGATGAGCCGCAACCCTTGGATCAGTTTGTTAATCCGGGCCGTCACTCGATCAAGTTCATCTGCTTGGTCTTTGTACAAGGTATACTCGCAGGTGGGCACGAGATTTGTGGTGTTTTCAACTGCGTAGATTGGGGCAGGCATTGGGAAGAAGTCTTTGAGGTTGAGGTTGTCGTCCTCAACTTTAAGTGGTGATAGCTTGTACGATTCTGCAATGAAGTAGATTTTCTTGTCGAGCTTCGACCAGATTTCCCATACTGAAATTTTCTTGAATATGTCTGTCTCTCTTTGTTTATCGGTGAGTCTGTCGTTCATCTCCACGTTCAACTGCATCGTTTCAACTTCGTCACCGGCGGGACCGTCCTTGAAGTTCTTCACAAGATCATCACGGTTGAGGTGATGCTCAAATGCAACCCAATCAACATCCCCCCACACCCGTGCCGGGTCATGCAGGAACCTGTCCCATTCCACATTCTCACACATGACCTCTTCATAGGAGAGCTTCTTGGTGGCAGGGTCCATCGTGTATTGCAGGCCGCTGTCCTCATCGTACTCCGATCCTTCCGGGTACTGGCTTTCAAACTCGGCCCCCTCTTCGTAGGGGTTCAGGTATCTTTTTCGTTCTGGAATTTCTTGATAGGAAGGTTTGTATCTGACTCTGATAAGCGGACGGCCCACAAGGACGTAGTCCAGTACCGCCATGTCCACTGTCTCATCGAAGTTGTAGGCATCGAGGGAGTAAGCCAGCGCACGCTCTAATGCTTCCGCCACCTGTTTGCCGACAGGGTCCTCGTCACGGAACCGCCTGCGGACATCTGGCTTTGGCGTAGAGTTGTACAGGGCTGGGCGAAGCGTTTCCACATTGGCCCACAGAATATTATGCTGATGCGCTCTGCGATCCGACCCGGTCCCGTTATATTTTTCTATTACATTCCCGGCTGTCTTCTGCCAATCCCTGACAACGGCACGGGACAGGTCAAGCTGGTTGATCCAGAAGGTTACTATCCGCTCGTCACCCTCGCCGGGTAAATCTTCAACTGTCTCAATTGCCCCGTCTAGAGGGACATCCGCTCTTGACTCGTTGTACTCAGCCACAGTATTACTACCAATTCTCGCTTGTTGCCTACCGAACTACTCTTAACCTGAAAATGGAACCCCGAACCCGGTTGAAACATATAACTCCGTGGTGATGCCGCTGGAACAGATCGCGCTGAACCATGTCGGACCCGGTGGTCGAACCAGATGAGCGTGCAACCCTGCGCCAACCACGAACCCGCCAGTGATCGATGCCGATGTCGTTGCGCTTGCGCCCATGTTGACAAAGCACGGATCACCTCCTTGATTGTACACATCGAGGTTCGCCTGATAATTCGCACCAATTGACGTTAAAGATATAACGCTGGTTGTAGCCGTTACCGACATCACCTGCGTGGCCTTCAACGGCAGTGGGCTAAATAAGTTAATGTCCATGCTACCAGTTCTCCTGTTCGACTCGCCGTTTTGTGATTGAATTCCTTATCTCGTCAAAGCTCCTGTCTAAACCAAACTTCGGTCCTTCCATCGCGTTGTCCCTCGCTCCCTTCGTCATCGTATCCAACATCCTCCCAAAGATCGCCAATGTGTCTACCTGATCGTCCCACTTCCCCGCAGGGAAACGCAATAGCTCGTGAACAATCTTCCTCGCCCATTCGGTACGAGGTAGGAACACTTTCCCCTGCGCCCATCGTCCACGAATAGCCTGTGCCCTTGCTACCTTGTCCCTTGACGAGGCGTATTGAACACGGTGGCAGTAAACCTTTTCCTCCTGTTGCCGTTTTCTGATCAGCGAGTTGAGGCTCTTCTGTATCTGCCCCTTTTCTTCGCCCCACTCTATTGTCTTCCATTGTCGCATCAAATCAAGTAACTCGTCAATCCATTCCTCCGGGTCTGACTGTTCGCGATACCAATCAACAATGTACAGGTCATCATTTGGATCAACGCCTGCAACTCCGTGGACGGTGTAGTCACCACCCTCCTCCGTGACTGCATAGTCGCTGGCTCCGTAGTACCGGAGGTGCTTTGGCTTGATGTCGTACCACTGTATCCAACTCTTCTGAAAGTACGACCCCCCTTCTGGGACAGGCTCCTGCTGGTATAGCGCGGACCAATCTCTCGGACCAACAACCCTTCGGGTTTGCTCCAGTTTTTCTTCATCGAACCATTCAGGCCAGAGTGCCTGACCGTCCTTATCGATTGCTGGGAGCTTAAGGACCTCCCACTTGTCGCCGCCTTTCGTTTCTTCTTCGAGCAGTCTCCCGGCTAGGTCATCATCGTGCCACCGGGTCATTATGATTATTATCGCCGCCCCCGGCATCAGCCTAGTGTACGCCGTAGAGGTGTACCAGTTCCACACCTTTTCTCGGTCCAAGTCCGAGTCCGCCCTCTCGTGATCCTTCACCGGATCGTCTATCAGTAACACATCGCAACCGAACCCGGTTATCCCCTTACCCACCCCAGCGGCCTTGTATATGGACCCAGTAGTCGTATTCCATCGCCCTATAGCCTTAGCATCTGGTCGGAGGTAAACATCAGGGAAGACCTCTTGGTAGCTTGGGTCGGCAACGATGTCCCGCACCGCCCTGCCAAACTCGTCCGCCAGTTCCGTGCTATGCGAAGTAGCAATGATCTGCCTCCCCGGATTCTTGCCCAAGTACCAGCCTACAAACCGTTTCGAGGCTAGTTCTGATTTCCCATGCCGTGGTGGCATGAAGATCATAAGTCGGCTAATTTCACCGCTCTCGACCCGCTCCAGCCTATCCGCAATCAACCTGTGATGTCTTGCCGTAGTGTAGACCGGCAGGGTGTATTCAGTGAAGTCGATCAGGGAGTGGCTTGCCCTTCTTTTTCTTCGCTCCTTGCGAAGCTCCAAAAAACTCCGCTTCCGCTTGCTTAATTCTATTGTCGAGTTCATCGTCACTTAATTTATCAAACTCTCCGGGCGCACCGATCTCCTTGCGCTCAATGAACATTCCAAAATACTTAGCCAGCATCTCCAGCCCCTTCACCTTATCCCAGAATTGTATCTTGTAGGCCATACCATTGCCGTCCGGTAGCTGGAATGTTGTAACCTCTTTGATGGCGGCTCGTGCTGATTCAGGGATGTCGCTTAGGCTTTTAACGGTGACTGATCCGTCCTTGTCGATGGTACAGATGTCGGTGATGTTCAGGAGGGCTATCGAGGCTATTTCTTTGATGATACGCTCTTGGGTGATCCCGGTTTTAGTTGCAAGGACCTTCAAGCGTGCTTGCAAGTACCCTTGAATGTGGGGTTTTGTAAGGTTCTCGTACCCCATATAGCGTGCGGTCTTAAGGGAGTATCCAGCTTTGATACAAGCGTCCGTAGCGTTAAGGCTAACTAGGTATTCATCACAGAACTTCTTTTGCCTCGGGTTTAGGTCATTCATTTTTTTGACCCCAGCCATTGGTTACAGGTTTGACAGAGTATTGCCTTCCGGGCCTTAATGTATATCTTCACAACGTCATGCTTCGCTTTTATACATGGATGTGTTTTCTTTTTCTTCAGGAATGTTTTCTTCCATTTGGTTTGCTTCGGCTTAACGCTCATCAGGTCAGTCATGCCCGCGATTCCGAAATGGTTAAAAAGTATCCCCCTACAGACTTATCCGACCTCGTAACAGACACCAAGTCTAGCCCACTAGAATCGATCATATCATAAAACGCAGAGATGGGCTTGTCGGGCCTGCTATCGTAGGGAATCTCCGAATCAAAAAAGACGAGCTTATCAAAAGGGCGAATCTCGTGGATCACCATAGTGGCCTTGTTTGATAAGAATACTTTGATATTGCTATAGAAGTCCTTATGTATTCCCCAGCCCCTGTCGTTGGGTCTAAGGTCATCTTGCATATGCTTGCCAATAGGATGTTGGGATGAAATATTAAAATAGTTCGGGGGATTCCCCACCACGAGGTCAAGGCTCCCGTGTAGTGACGGCGGGATGTTTTTTAAGTTGTCGGACACATAATATGATATGGCTTTTGAGTATGAGTAAGGGAATCTTTGAACGCCGTAGCGCAGGCTGTCCTCGTTAATATCGGCAAGCACCAGACTATCACACAGCCCCTCGTTTAATAACGCCCTCCCAATGTATCCGGGGCCAGCGCACCACTCGAAGCAGACGCGAAATTTTCTCTTCAGTGATCTGATATGGGAAATAAAAAAAGGGGCCAGTAGTTGTCCTCCGCCATCGTAGGGGGACATGGCCTTAAGCACCTCAAGCCCTTTTTGAATGGGGTCAGTTTGGTGGGCAACCATGTATTTCCCTCAATTCCTCTAATTCGTTCAGGAGGTGGTTGACCAACTGTTCCTCCGGGGGCATAAGTACCCACGCTGGGTGGTTGAACTTATATGCATACTTTTCTGCGTCCCGCTCCATGTAAAGCCTGTTCAGGGCCTCGATATGCTTGGTCAGAACTCGACTGTATTTTTTCACAATTCCCCCGGCAAGGCTGTCCCGCTCGTTGTCTATAATTTCATCGTTACCTTCGTGACTCATAACTCTCCTTTCATTCGTTTGCCGAGCCAGAGCCACTTGCCGTCACTCTTCCACATGACCCACTCCGGTTCCCGCAACGTAAAATAGCAGATTACATTATCGCCGTAGCCCACTGTCCATCTAATATACTCGTCCTCTTTAGGTTTCTTACAATCCCCAAACCTTCTGATCGCTTCAACGTAATACCTGTACGCTATATGGGGGAACCATGCTATCAAGTGTCCGGTTCCTTCTTCTATTTTCCAATCTATAAGGGTGTCGCCCGATGGCTCCCCCTCCGCTGTACGTGTCATCACCCCGGAAAACACAAACGTATCGCTGGGAGCCATCAGGCCCCAAAAACTAAGGACCGCTATTATAAATCTCAGCCTGTTTAACATATTTTTCCGCCAGCCTCCTCCACTTGATAAACAGGATATTCAATTCGGGCCTTTCGCAGTCTCGGACATCGTAGCGTTCCACCACGCAGGTAGGCTCAAACGGGACCGCATAAATTTTAATCTGGGGGCCTGTGGATTGGTGAGCGCACCCGGCTCCCATTATCGTCATCAGCAAGCTCCCGCAAAATATTTTCAGTTTCTTCATCAAACTCCTTTTCCATCTCCGCCCCCGCCTTCCACTTGCGGAGCGTGTCGATTAATTTTCTATTTGATTCTTCTATCTCCTGCTCCAGCTTGCCAACCCTCCGCACCTGACGCAGTATCCAGAATAATGCCGCTACCACGCCAAGCGCAATGATCGTCCCGATGAGGCTCATCTCTTTTTCTTATCCATACCCGCCTCTTTATTTTCATTGTGGAAAACATTCAGCGAGAGGTAATTTAAGATGGGGTAAATTTTATTCAGAATAGGAATTTTATGAGCGTAACGGTCACGCATTGTCATGGTGACCATGCTTGCCACCGTCACCACGGTACTGATTTCCGTCCAGTACGGGCACTTCATAAAAAATGCTACCATTCCTTCCATGACGTTTCTCCTTAGCAGTTTATGATATTCAGCATGAATGCAGATTGGCCTTTTAATCGAAACATGAATTCCCGATACCCGGCGCGGCTGGCCCGGAGGCAATCGTCCTCAAACTGTTCACCCACCAGTATACAACCCTTCGTGTTGGCCTGTCTACCTACCGCCTTGTCATCGACCCCGTAATTCCCCTTGTGAAATAATATCCCGGAGCGGTTGACTACATGGGTCACCTCGTATGTGTAACCGTGCCTCTGCGAATTGTACTCGGCACAATAGTACTCCCCGTCAGGGATGCAACTAACATTTCTCCGGTTATCTAAAAACGGGGGTTCAATCGTCAACGCGAACGGGGCTTCATTCTCTTCCATAATAACGCCGAATGTCCCCCGCTCACCTGTCGATACTCTCTTTAGGATTATCGTTTTCATTTTTCCCCTCTTCTCAAAAATCTGAATTGATGGTTACCAAAATGTTATGAGTTTACCGTTGTCCCGCACAAGGTGGCCTTGCAGGGTTATCCGGTATTCATCTGGAACGTACTCCTTGTAACACGAAATGCGATGCACATTCGTACCGGGGTGCAAATACATTTTTCCTTCTTGATATTCAACGTATTCGTCTTTACCGCCGATCTTCATATCCATGCCCCCGCCCCCCGTGGGGAGCTTGATGGCAATGGTAAAGGCTTGCGTGTCTTGATCGCCCAGCCCCAGAGTGTTGTGGGGAAGGTCAACGTGCCATGAACCGGACATGGACAGGAACTGCGGGTCGCTCGGGAAGACATGGAACCCCGGCAGGGCAATGTTGTGGTCGAAAAAAACAGGTTCGCCTAAAATGACGGAAAACATTTCCCTTAGCTCCTTGTACATAAAACCGAGATGCTGTGACAGGACCAAGTTCTTTTCCTTCGCTCCTTCAAAATAGGCTGGCGTGTTGCCATCCAAATAGACAGCCTTGCCGAGAGTATAAAATTCCATATTCGGTGCGCGTTTGTCCCAGTGGTCGCGGAGCAATTGCACCGTGTCAAATATTTTTTCAAGATCAAAATGTGTGTCGTAAGTTTCTACACGCAGTTTCATAGAATCACGGATTGCCTTAGAAAAAAAAGGGGGCTGGTTGTGGTTAAGCACGAAAGAGTATCCACAACAACTCAACTAATACTGCGGCCCGATCAGCCCCCACCGCCTGCCCCTTAAACAGGCGGCTGTTTCCTTTTTCCTAAAAAAACTTCAAATCGCTTTGGGTCTGCCATCCTCTGGGTGTAGTCAGGCAGGAAGTTCACATTTCCCTTGGACTCCCCCGAGTACCCAGATGAAATAACAGAGAAGTAATACCTTCTCGCTTGATTGATCAGACCCTCACCTTCTATTGTTTCTCTTCGCATTTATTTCAGTGGGGGATGATGCCACCCGGTCCCCCGCCCGGTTAATGGAGTTGGCTTGCGCCAGCCACGGCACCTGTGACCGAGGTTATTACGGGTGATACTTGCCCTGCCGCTGAATGAGCTTCGACTCCCCACGCTTGGATGCACAGTCTTGGGCGGCACCGCTGGCGGTTTTCACTTTGGCTATAACAGGCCAAGGAATTTCCTTGAGGGAGTTGCGAACATAGACCTTGCCCTCCTTTCGCACTCCTTCCCTGTACCGATCACCACAGGCCGTGCGACAATAATATTTCGGCAACCGCACCCTTGTTGAAATCTTACAGCCACAGTGGTGGCACTGCAAGTACCGCACAGGTCTTGCCTTCCGCTTGAACTTCGATTCCCGCCCGCGCATATTCACATTGGTGGCAAGGCCACTACAGTCTTCGTATAATTTTTTGATCAAGACCTGCTGGCTGAAACAAAATTTTAGTTTGCCGTCAGGGCCAAGTACCCGCACCTCCTGCAATTTCATTATTCCTCCTCCAGTAAAAGATAGTCGATAATTGCCT